GGATGGTGAACCCGAAGAGCAGCCCGATGAGCCCGCTGCCGATGACGCCGCAGATGGTGCGGACGATACGGCAGACGACGCTGAGGACGAGGGCGCTGAAGATGTCGGCGATGAGCCGGCGGCTCAGGATGACGAGCCTGAGGAGTCCGAGGAAGAAGAGCCGGAAGCTGATGAGTCTGAGAATCCTCTTCAGGCTCGAGTCGCCGAGCTCGAAACTCGGGAACAAGAACTCGTCGCAGAAAACAGCCGCCTGCGTACCGCCCTCAAGCGGGGGTTGGCTGAGAGGGTGGTTGATACGAAGATCACTCTCGGATTGCATACCCCCGAAGAGCGGGAGCCCCTGCTGGAGGAGCACATGAAGCGGTCGGCAAGTTCCCTTGCGGACAGCTTGCGCGACCTGGCTTCGCTTCCCCAGCAGACTGCTCCCTGGCCTGGTGCTCCGAAGGTCACCCCGACCGGACATGCCACTGGTAACGAGGGTCGGGATGAGATTGTCGATGATGAAGATGCAGATGAAGATTCAACTCTGACCGAACAGCAGAAGCTCGATCCTGAGGAAGATCTATTCGTAGATGTTCTGATGGGCCGTCGGTCCCTTTAACCCGAACACCTGGAGGAAATAAAGCATGGCTCTCGCTAAGTTCCGTAAGGTTTACGGCAAGCAGGGGTCGGGCCGCTTCGTCGTGAGCGAGGGGATCGCCCCGAGTACGTACCTGCTTCCGTCGGAGGGTCTCCCCACGCTTTACGTCGATGACGAGGACGACCGTTTCGAAATCGTGATCACCAAGGGAACGATCCTGACGGTGATCGCTGACTCCAACGGCGACTCCCGGATCGTCCCCGCTGGCGGTACTGCCGGCTTCACTCACAACGACGGATCGGCCACTCCCGCGACGGCAGTGGTCCCCGCCAACTCGACCGTCATTGGTTGTGCCCAGTACGACCTTTACCGTCCGTTTGACAAGGGCACGAGCCAGGGTTCTGGCTGGATTGCTCGGGGTTACGTTGAGTGGCCGATGGTCCAGGGCCTGAACCACGACATCGTCCCTGGTGACCTTGTCGTCTCTGACACTCTGGGTCGTCCGGTGAAGGCCGGCGCCACCCCGGCGTTTAACCAGGTCGTCGGTCGTTGCATCGAGGTGGAGAAGTTCGCCACCAACTTCGATGACGGTCTCCTCAGCTACATGCAGCTCCCGTCCGATCCCGGTGCTCTGAAGATGGTGTATGAGCAGACCACAGCTGGTCCGTTCCATGGCCGTCTGGGCATCCGGGCCAACCTTGACGTTACAAACGCTATCGGTGCGTTCCGCGTCAACCTTTCGATGTAGGAGGCTAAACCCAGATGGGCAAGAGCATTAATGAGCTGCTCAACCAGCTGCCGGCCTGGGAGCAGATCCTTCAGGAAGATGGACGCATCGACGAAGACAATCGTGTCACGGTGCGGGAGGCGTTTGCATCTCCGGACGCCCCCATCCTGTTCCCAAAGGTGATCTCCCGGACGCTGAAGGAAGCGGCCGAACCCACTCTCCTTGTGACCCCCATGCTGAGCACTGTTCGGCTGGGCAAGGGTCGCTCTCTCGAGTTCCCTGCGGTCAACGCTATTCAGGCCGCTGAGATCCCTGAGGGTCAGGAATACCCCGAGCAGGCACTCGCCTTCGCAAAGCAGGTCGAAGGTAAGGTCAGCAAGAAGGGTGTCAAGCTGGCCTTCACCGAGGAAGTCATCGTCGACTCGCTGTGGGACATCGTTGGCATGCACGTTCGTGCTGCCGGCCGTGCCATGGCTCGTCTGCGTGAGCAGATCGCTCTGTCCCGGTTCAAGGACGCCGCGACCATCGTGTTCGACAACGATGCTTCTGGCGTTGATGACACCACCGGTATGGGTATCGACGGTTCCGCCAACGATTCTCTGACCTGGGATGACGTCATTGATATGGCGGCTGTCCTCATGGCTGAGAACCACGTGCCGACCGACTTCATCCTTCACCCGCTCATGTGGGCGATCTTCCTCAAGGATGCAGTCTTCCGGCCTGGTGGCCCCGGCGCCGGCGTCCAGAGCACCTGGAGTGCGAACCTGAGCTCGCCTTCTGGTGTGGCTAACGCCACTGCCCCCATGGGCCTGAACGTCATCGTCAGCCCCTACGTCAGCTTCACGGCGAAGACGGCTAACGACCCGGCCAAGTCGGACGTGTTCCTGATCGACCGCAACGAGATTGGCGTGCTGCTCGTCAAGGACGACATGTCCACCGACGACTGGACCGACCAGACCCGTGACATCCGGTCGATGAAGATGAAGGAGCGCTACGACATCGTCACGCTCGGCTGCGCCAAGAACGTGGCCCTGTCCCGTAGCTACGACGTCATGCTGACTTCGGCGATCACCCCGTAGTCAGAGCCCATCGAGATGGTGTGAGGGAGGGGCCCTGCGGGGCCCCTCCTTTACTAGGTGAACTGTGGCACAGCTCATAGAGGAAATTGTCGTTGGCAACACGGCCATCAAGGTCAAATTCCTGCGCACTGTGCGTGTGTCGAGTATCACCAACGATCGTTTTGCTCTTGCAAAGAGCGCGGCAACTCCTATTCCTGTCAGTAGTCCGTTCCGGCCCATTGAGGTGTCGGTTGACTACAACGCGACATCTCGCACGCTCATTCTTTACTTCAGCGCACATCTCGTTCCCTTAACCTCGTATCGATTCACAATCAGTGGGCTGAAGGACGCCAACAACGCTGTCATTCCAGATGAGTCGCCTGAGTTCACAACAGGTACGAGTACTGCGCCTTCTGTGAATGATCCAGTTGATCCAGACATCGCGCCGCAGCCCATCCCCATCGAGGATTACACGGTGGATGGTGCCAGCGACGGTGAAAGTACGAATGGGAATGGGTCGGGTAGCAGCACGCCTGGAAGTGTCTTTGTCCTGCCAGGTGACGACTTCCGTATTACGGGGTCTGATCCCACCCGGGATGAACCAATTGTGACAACGGCTTATAAAGATGGTCGGATCACAGTCAAGTTCTCTGAGTATCCGTCACCGATGGGGCTTTCAACCTATGTCAAGGCCCAGAAGCGAAAGGTGCAGCGAGAGTACGTACGTTGGCAGGACGTCCCCGTGCTGCTCTCGCTGGATATGGCCAAGCCTTGGCTCTATGTCGACTTCCCGTCTACGGACTCCACCCCCGTTTACCGAACAGTTGGTAAGGAGTACTTCCCAATCGATTGGAAGTTCCGGGTCAGGGTCAACAGGGACCTAGAGGCTGCTGGGGCCGGGGCTATCGGTGACGGCAATGTCGTTGAGCTCGAGATTGCCCAGGGGGCCACGTTCAGTCGGGCTATTTCATACCTACAGGCCAATGGGTCGCCGCGTGACCTGACCGACTACACGGCCAGGATGCAGATTCGTACCGCGGTCGGCGGTGACCTGATTGTCGAGCTGAACACAGAGAACGGCGGCATCATTATTGAAGGTCTGCTGGGGCGAGTCACGATGACCATGGGGTCTGCTGAGACTGCCGCCTTGCCAGCGACCACGGGTGTTTTTGATCTTGAGCTCTCTTCGCCAGATGCGACGCCGGTGGTGACGCGTCTACTTGAAGGGACTGTGACGATTACGCCGGAGGTCACCGCGTAATGGCCGACATCGTTGTCATCGAGAAGCAGGACGACTCTCAGAACCTCGTTGTCATCGAGAATCCGAGTCCAACGGTTAGTGAGCCGCCTCGCTATGTCGTCATCGAGGAAGGTGGTTCTCCTGGTCCGGCAGGACCTGCTGGTCCGCCGGGAACCCAAGGCATTCCGGGTCCGCAAGGATTGCGAGGCTTTCCGGGTGAGGAGGGACCCGAGGGGCCTGCGGGTCCCCAAGGTGAGCAGGGTGAGCAGGGCCTACAAGGTCCTTCTGGGCAGTCCGGTGCTGTCTACTACCGCCACGTGCAAGGTGTGCCGTCGGCAGTGTGGGTTATTCCTCATGGTTTTGGGTTCAATCCCGGCGGGATCAGTGTTGTCGACACATCTGGCGATCAGCATGACGGGAAGATCGAGTATCTCGACATCAACACCGTCCGAATCTCATTCTATGCCGCAGGTGGCCCGGCATCGTTTTCGGGCGAGGCATACATCAGTTGATCTCCTAGGAGGACAGTGTGACCCGCAAGCTCAATGACAACATCGATCTGGCGAATAACCAGCTCGTTCAGGTTGTGCTGGAGAACCTGGCTGCTGACCCTGGTGCGGGCTTGGTCGACGGTCGCATCTGGTACGACACCGTCCTTGATCAGGTGCGGGTGCGTGCGAATGGCGCCACTACCAGCCTTGCTGCTGGAGCTGGGTATACCAACGAGCAGGCCGAGGATGCTA